TTGAGTTTATTGAATTGTATTTCAATGATTGGTATATCAGGGGGTAATTTTTATGTTTATAACCGATACAGAACGTATTAGAACTTTTAAAGCTCGTCATAGTTTGTATAAACAGGGTTTAGGTTACGACCAACAGGGAGCTATCTATTTTACTTGTAAGAATTATTTTACTGTTCTTACAGATGAAGAAAAAGAGAGATTTAGAAATTTGGCTTTTATGAGTGCTAAAAGAAAGCAGAATAACTTTAATGCTTTGTTTGAGTATCTTACTGGCAATCAGACTACACAGGAGATAGCTAACCTTTATAATATCGACAATAGAAGTTTATGGGTTTATATTCAAGACTTTTACTTGAATTTTTCTTACGTAAAGAAGGTGTATTAGAATGGATAAATCTTGGGAATATATTAGTAAGAATATGACAGGTATTCGTTTACTAATTGAGGATGGTGCTAGTGAAAAGCAGATTGCTGAATATCTAGGGGTAGCTGTGGGCACTATCAATAAGTGGAAATCTAAGTATCCTACTTTTCGTGCTGTATTTCAAGTAGGACGTGAAGTAGTAGTAGATAAACTTAAGGGAAAACTTTATATGGAAGCTATGGGTTTTGTTGATAGAGATATAACTCATACAAAGACAAAACGCATTACTCGACCAGAGTTAGATGAATTTGATGGGGAGATGCACGAAGTAACAGTAGAGGAAACTTATGAAGTTAACGATAAGTATAGAGGATTTGATAGACCTAACTTGAGAGCTATTGAAATGTTACTTAGAGCATATGCACCCGATGAGTTTGGTGAGAAACTTGGCTTGCAGGCTACTTTTGAGCCAGTTCAGATTGTGGATGATATTCCTAATTTGCCAATACCTGATGAGCCGAAGCTTTTTTATGATGATAGTGTAGATGAAAACTCTGAGGACGGTGAGTAAATTGCAAGTTAATCTAAGTAATGTGATGGCACCATGTTATTACAAAGTCCATAAAGCAGTTTTAAATCATGATTATGATATTTATCGCTTAAAGGGAGGTCGTGGTTCTTGTAAGTCATCATATATTGCAGGTGAAGTAGTCAATCTATTGATTAAGTATCCTTTCGCTCTAGGGGTAGTAATGATGAAACAATCGAATAGATTGCGAACAGGAGCTTTCAGTTTATATAAACAAGTTATAGGACGAATGGGTTTGACAGGATATTTTGATTTTAGTTTATCGCCTATGCGTATAACATATAAGCCTACAGGACAGTATCTTTTATTTATAGGACTAGACGACCCAATGAAAACAAAAGGTATAAATCCAGAGAGTCCTGATATGTATTTTGCAATCGCTCATTTCGAGGAGCTTGACCAGTTTTGTGGTGAAAATGAAGTAAGTATTGCACTTCAGTCTATACAAAGAGGCGGAGATTTATTTTGGACATTTCAATGTTACAATCCCCCTCAGAATAGGTATAATTGGTGTAATATCTCAAGTAATAAGAGTGTCAGGGGTAGGTTAGTTCATACAACTGATTATCGAATGATACCGCCAGAATGGTTAGGAGAAGGTTTCTTTAATGAAATGAGACGTGTTCGTGCGAGAAGTGAATTAGATTATAGATGGATGTATTTAGGAGAAGCCACAGGAAATGGTGGAGCTGTCTTTACTAACATTAAAGAAAGAGTTATTACACCTGATATGCTAATTAACTTTGATAACCACTTTAATGGTCAAGACTGGGGATACTCGCCAGACCCTGCATGTTTTGTTAGATGGCATTATGATGGCGGTGACGATAGTTTGTATGCTTGTGCTGAGAGTATTAAATACAAATCTACGATGTCTGCTGTTGCTCGTGATATTGTTGATAACGGATATAATGATGTGTATACAATCCTTGATTCTGCAAGAGGTGGCGAGATGTTGTCAATATTCCGTAATGAAGGTGTTTTATGTAATAATATGTATAAAGGACGTAATGGTCAATTATCTCGTGAGTTTGGTATACAATGGCTTGCTTCTCGAAAGAATATATTCATAGATAAACAAGTCACTCCATTTATCTTTGAAGAATTTAGCGGTTATGAATATCAGCGTGACCCTCATGACCAAGATAAATTCATAAGTCAGCCTATTACTTTTAACGACCATAGTGTTGACGCAACGAGATATGCTTTAAGTCCTCATTATCAAGTGTATGGAGATTAGGGGGTAAATTATATGGAAATGATAGGAGTTGAAGAATTAAATGAAACTACTAATGTTAGACCTTTATCTAATGATATTGAATGTTCAGATAGTATTTCTTCGGATACAGGAGAAGTATTACCAGATGAAGATGAAATGGCTAATAAAGAGTTTGAACAGGATAAGAAACATAAATTGTTTGTAGATATATTCAAACCTTTTGATGCATACCAAGTTATTTCGGAGGTGAAATAAAATATGGGATTTATTAATTTTGTGAAGGGAGTGTTCAATAAAATGTTTAATCGTCAGGAAATCACAAGACCGTTTGGTATATCTACAGATATGTCAGCTGAAATGACATCTGCTCTACAAGTATGGGATAAGTTATATCGAACTAGTCCTACTTGTATAGCGTCAGTAATCGCCAGTGAAGCAGCGAGATTAGCTACTATTGATATGAATGTAACTGTTACAGGAAGTGAGAAAGCAGATTATATTCAGTCAATATTAGATGAAAATCATGATAAGTTTCGTTCTAAACTTGAGTTAGGTTGTGCTTATGGAGGACTTGTATTAAAACCTAATGAGGAAGGTATAGATTTTGTCCCAGCCCCACGTTATATTCCTATTAGTTTTGACGGAAATGGTAATATTACTGCTATTATATTCATGGATATTTACAAAACAAAGACCGAGGTATATACTAGGTTAGAGTATCACCATTTTGACGAAGAAGGAAATTATAATATTCAGAATAAGGCTTTTCGCTCAAGTTCTGATGTATCTCTTGGTTCTGAGGTGTCTTTATCTTCAGTTGAAAAGTGGAAGAATATTGAGAAAAATGTCACAATCTCAGGGGTAGCTAGACCGCTGTTCGGTTACTTTAGAATGCCTACCGCTAATAATGTAGATATTGATTCACCTTTGGGAGTTTCTATATTCTCTAAAGCAGTTGACACTTGTGAAGACTTTGATATGTGGTATTCAAAGTGGAAGAGAGAAGGTAAACTGTCAGATAAAATTTTATTTGTAGATGAACAGGCTATGATGCACCCAGGTCAAACAGGACGAGATAAAGCTGTTCCTATTAATCCATTACCAGAATTAATAAAAGGATTACGTTTTGGTAATAATGCAAATAAATGTGTAGAGGAATGGTCGCCTACTATTAGAGTAGATGAATATCGTCAGGCACTCCAAACACAACTTGATTTGATTGCCGTACAGTGTGGTTTTTCTTCAGGGTATTTCAGTTTTGACTCTAGAACTGGTGCAGTTACCGCTACACAAGTTGAAAGTGAAGACCAAAGAACTTTCTCAACCTGCACAGATATTCAACAGAATTATGCAAAAGCATTAAAGGATTTAGTTTACGCTTTGGATGTAATGAGTAGTTTATATGATAGGACACCAGAAGGTAAATATGATATTTCTATTTATACTAAAGATTTATTTGTAAATACGTCAGAGGATAGAGATAGAGCTTATCAGTTGTCACAAAACGGCTATATTCCAAAGTGGAAGTATTTAGTCGATTACGAGGGGTATTCTGAGGAGGAGGCAAAGTCATTAGTTGCCGAAGCCGAGAGTTTACAAAATAAAGAGTAATATTTTTTCTGTAAAGTTAATCTAAAACTACAGAACTTCTAGGAAGTAACAAACTACCGTTAGTTACTTCCTTTTTGTTAGTTCTTTTTTGAACTATTAATATGAAAGTAAGTTATTAGAGAACAGAGAGTAGTAAATAAGGAATCCCACGAAATCAGGCGAACCTCTAGTAAGTCAATATAGCTTCGTTGAGTTTACTTTTCACTGTAAAGTTTATATTGAAACTGTTGTGAACTATAAAGTCCTCGTGAGTAGACTACAAACTCATTAATCTCATTAAACTCTAGTAGACAATTTAGTATCGCCAGTCACGTGAGTTTTACCTATTACTATTATATTTACACAAAACTTTAAGTTTATTTTATTTATGTTTAGTCTTGATGAATTATGAGAGTTGCCTGCCATTCTTTCTAGTAGTAGACTAAGAATATAAATAGTAGATTAAGTTTACTAATTCCCACGAGTTACTAAATCGTTTTATTAGTTTATTTCTGTGCACTTAATATGAAAGTATATTTATTATAATAAATAAAATGAATATATTTTTGCAGGAGATATAAGTTACAAAATAGTTTTGTTAGTTTATTTTCCAGCACTTGAGTTAAGAATATATTTATTATAAATGAAAAATGAATATGTTTTCGCAGGAAATGTGAGTAGACAATATGTTTTATAAGTTCTTTTCTACGAAGCTAAGTTGAAAATATATTTATTATAAAGAAAAACTTAATAAAGCATTTAATAATCAGGAGGAATTAAATATGTTAAATTTAGTATTAGTAAAGGATTTATTAGAGTCAGTTGGTATGTTAATGAATTGCAATTATGCAAAGAAAGTTCAGTTTGCACCTTACTTTGAAGCACTTTCTAAGTTTACTAAAGTAGAAAATGAAATGTTATCACAAGTAGATGAAAGTTTTCGTGAATATCTTGCTTATGAAATGTTTACATTAAAGGTTAATTCAGTAGGATTTTCTAGTAATGTAATATACAAACCAGTATATGAATTACGTCAAGTATTAAATAAAGTTTCTAGTTCAAAAAGATATACAAAGAATATGGAAAACGAGTTACGTGAAGCTATTACTAATTTAAAGGAGGTTCTTACAATGATAGTAAATAAGGTAGAAGCTAGTGAAGCTAATGATGAAGTTGTTACTTATGAAGAGTCTGTAGTAATCGATAGCACAGATATTGATGGGGTAGATTGCAAGGAGAGCATTACTCGCAAACATTTCGTTAAAAATGGTGTAGATGAAGTAGTTGAAATAAGTAATGGTTACATTATTGAGGGTGTTAGCCTTTCTGATGAAGAGTATGAAAAACAGTGGAATGATTGGTATGAAAACTATCAGTCATCACTAAAGAAAGTTGTCAATAAAGCACCAAAGAATGTGTGCAGAATACGCAAGTCGGATTCATTAAGTCGTTTTGATTCTATGAAAAAAGCGGTGAAGTTTTTTAGAGACGCACGAGGAGCTCAGTTGACCATCAATAATTACTACAAACCCAATTATTTCAACCATATAATATTAATCAGAAATACACAAGATAACCTTAGAAAAGCTAAAGAAATACATAAAAGATTAAGTTTAAATAACGAGTTAGATACCTATTTAAGTGATTAGCTAATACTAGCAATCGCAAATGTAATATTTTAAAGTTTAACATTTAGTTGACTATTTTCTATGAAAGGAGGTGAATAAAATGACTACATTAACTTTAAGTGATTTGAATAAATTACATGATATTTTAGGTAAAATGGAGATATGTATGTTTAATAAGATATACGACATAACAGTATTTAATTCAGAATTTTTTGACAATATGGTTAAAAAGTTTGCAATAATAGATACTGAATATGAAGGCAAATTACGTATCGAGCATAGCCTATTAGAGTGTGATAAGACTTATGGTTATATTAAAGAATTGTTCTTCTCTTTAATG